CGAGGGAGCATATAAGGCCAACAAGGTAGCTGATTTTGTCAGGTTTTCACTGGAAATTTGTGAGAATTTTGTTAATTACATTTCTCGCATTTGTGGATCTGATAAGAAATTTTCTCTGTTTAAATCTGGACAGAGGGAAGTGGACACGTGGGTGGACAACGTGAATCATATTGTGAATGAGTACACAGTAGTCGATCGCAAGATGAACATTGATTCCATCCACCTTCTGAGACAGTTACTTGAAGAGGGTGAACACTATCACAAGATGTACAAGAACAATTCGAGTGCAGGACCATTGATTTCCAGAACACTCAACTTGTTGAGGAATGTTTGCACTTTAAATAGTGCGAGTTTCTCTGCAGTTGTTAATTCTAGAGTCAAGCCTGAGTTTGTCCTGTTTTGTGGACCCTCAGGGGCTGGTAAGAGTTTCTTCATGAATCACCTTGCCATGCAAATCCTTGCACGTACATTGTCAAAGGAGAAGCTTGATCTATTGAAAAACCCAGAAGCTGGTATTTACACTCCAGCACAAGGGGATGCGTACGCTTCCAGTTATGTTGAACAGCCTATAGCTGTCATGGACGACGCTTTCATGGAGAAAGTGCTAGCGGGTGGTCCCAACAATGAGTGTGCAGCTTTAGTCCGTATGATTAATGGGTGGTCTTACGAATTGCCAATGGCTGATCTTGAACGCAAGGGCAAGGTGTTTTTCAGGAGCATTTGTGTTCTTGCCACCACAAACACCGTTAATCTCATGGAGCGAGCTGCTGTCACTGTGTACAATCCAGAGGCAGTTGTTAGGAGAGTTGGACATGGTTATAAAGTCGGCGTGAACAAGTTGTTTCGCAAAGATTGTTACCAAGTTGACGGTATGCACTTTGAGCATGATGCTTTGGATGTTAACAAGGTTGACGACTACATTGCTCGACATGGTGTCATTCCAGAAGATGCCTGGTGTTTTTATAAACACGATTATTCTGTGGGTAAGACATCAGACGAGTGCTACACATTTCGTGAGGTAGTCGACATGATCGTGGAGAGTGTTACACGCAACCAACACATACACCAGCGACTCATTGATGCCAATAGGACCATTTATGAGCGCACCATAAAGGAGAGATTTGGTGAAGTGGTTGAAGCTCAAGCATTCCCCATTCCTTTTGGGTTGAGACATGTCGTGGAGACCAATGTAGGGCCAGAATACCTGCATGCACTTGAAAAAGGTCTTCTTTCCAGTAATGGTGTGAGGATGGAGCATGACGACAAGTACAGAGTTGAAGTGGTCAAAGAGTACTTTGGTCCAGTCTGGAACAGGCAGAGCACTGTTATTTCTGCTGATATTGTCCAATCCATTCAAGACCCGGACACTGGTATTGAGTACGATCAGAGAACGGGCTTGAGCACTGACTTTACTCATGAAGAATTCAATGTGGTCAAGAAAACTAGAGAGCTGTGCTCCAAAGTGTCACAATTGACGTCACAAGTCAGGACAGTGCTGCATGGTGC